AGTGCCTCAACCTTGGTCCATGTCAGAATGAGTGAGCCGTAGTTGTGGAAGTCATCGACACTATTGTTGCGACACTTGACCTCTGCAACAGCAACGAGCCGCCCATGGCGTGTGCTGATTAGGTCTAGTGATGCGGGAGCATTGATTGGCGTGTGGTAGATGAACGAGTTGGCATAGGCTTGCTTCAGTCGCTCAATCACGCGCTTCTCATGCTGAACGTAGGTCTGGCCGCGTTCTGTGAGGATGTCCATGACTAGGCCATAGCTTTTCTAATTGCGGCGCGAATGTCTGGCTCGTCATGCTCGATAGTCCATCGGTAGGTTGATCTACCCATGATAGGGTCGGCAGACATACAATGAGTGTTCAGCCAATCCAGCGCAGCGTTGGCTTTCTCCAACTCACGCTCTCTAGCGATTAGATCGTAGCAAAGCTTGCTCGCCTTTTGACTTATCTGATGGTTTTCTGCTCTATACTCCCGCAATTCATCAGCACCAGTTGAGGCTAGTTCAGCAAATAGCCCATCAATCTGTTTCTGCGCCTTCTCCAACTCAAACTCCAACCCGCGCACGGTGGAGGCCAAGTTCTCCTCGCTGTGCCGCAGCGCGGCGTTTTCGCGTTCTAGTTCTTCTATTTTCTGGCGATAGTGATCAACTACGTCGGATATGATTGGTTGACTCACAACGCACCCCCTTCCCTGCGAGCCTCATCGACAGCTTCGCGCAGCGTCTCGCCATCATAGCGTCCGTCCCTGCACGACACTTCGACGCCACCAGATTCCAGCAGCATATGTATGCTAAACGCCTCCTCCGATAGCCAGTCCATGCGCTCGCGGTCTCGGCGCAGCAGTTGGTTGTGCTCCCGCAGGTGATTCATGTCTGCCACGAATCTCTCACCCAATAGGGCAGCAACTTGTTCGTGCGTGAGGTTGTGTCCGCCAGCAAGCAAAATGGCTGCGGGATCATTCAGCTTAGAACGAAGCTCGGCGTTCTCCGCCTCAAGCTCGGCAATCACCTTCCGGTAATGGGAAGGAAAATCGTACTTCCAACGCGTTTCAATCAGTTGTTCTGTCTTCATGTTTTTTTGGTGAGCGTTGTTCGGATGCGCTCCCCCCGATGGACTCAAACCTGACGTGGATCAAAGTATCTCCAACGCCACAAGGCAAGGAGATGTTCAAAGATTCGCTGACTCCGACTAATCGTTTCCGTATCGTAGTGGACCACATCAACACGCCCAATCTCGGTGGTTGAGATGTAGATGTTGTAGCCCTCTGCGTTGAAGTACATCGACCAAGGCGGGGTTAGTGCACCAACGTAGGCGGCAATCTGAATTGGGTGGGTTTCGATAGGCTCCACAGCAACCCCCGGCTTGGTGCGCTTGGACTTGAAGTCAACCACCACAAGCTGCTTGTTTCCAGATTGGTCGGCGGTACGATTGCCATGAAGGTCAACCGTTCCGGCGTAGCCAAGCTCAGGATTGACGACGACAGACTCGCACACCTTATCCGCTAGGCCCAGCTTGTCCACCGCAAGAGCGGCGGGAAGCACGAACTCACGGATAGGAATTTCGCGACCATCAGGCATCGCCACCTTCACCGTGCCATCCCACTCCTCATGGCGAGCTAGGTAGGTTTCTAGGCTGTTGTGAATGAGCGTGCCGAGGTCGGCAGCACCAGCCGCATCCTGCCCTGCCTTCTCTTGGATGCGCCGCTTGTAGCCAGAGATGTCTTCATGGGCTGACGGCGTGTCCTCGAAACAAGCTTGGATCACTTGACCGATTTTGTACTCCTCAAGCCCCGGTGCAGACAACATCTTGCAGATGTCCGTGACGGACGGCAACAGCTTCTGTTCCCGGATGTCCTTGATGGTGGTCGGTCGCGTAGGATTCTTGGCCCCCTTTTTGGTTTCTTGGTAGTGGCGGGGTTCTCCCGCTAGGGTGTAAGCGTGCATTAGAATAGTAAATCTACGATTAGGAGGATGATGCCAACGGTGAAGATTGCTCCGACAATCGCACCAGCCACCACGCTCCAGAAGCAATAGTCATCGTCGTTCATTAGAACGGAGCCTCCTCGGTTACGTCTTCGACCTTCGGGTAAAGGTCGCCAGACTGGAGACGTTGAGCAACGCGGATCAAATCTGATGCCAATCGCCAGACGTTAGCTTCTGTGACCAGACTAGTCGAGGTGCCAGCCCCCTCGGCAATCAATGCATCGACAGCCTTGTTAATAGCCATTCCCACCGTCACACCCTCTACCCTAGAAGGCGCAGGAATGGGCCTAGAATCGCTTTTACGGGGTTCTGGGGCTTCCGGGGCAGGCTGGGTAGGGGTCGGTTCTCCTACGGCCTTAAAAACGACCTTATCTCCGAATGTAACCCCTACCTTGCCATTGTAATCATCTCCACGACGAATACTGGGGCCAGAAAACTGGACCCGCTTGCCATCAATGTGCTCAAAAGTCTTGGAAAAGCTCGTAGCCTCCACCAAATGCTGACCATCTCTCAAGGTAGCCTTGAAAATGGTCTTCCCGGTTTTGGTCTGGATGGCCTTAGCGTTGCTAACGTCGGCGGTGACGGTACCCTTGACCCAATCACCGGGATTTACTGACAGGATGTTATTCATATGCGTTTAGTTATGGTTGCTGACAAAAATGAAGCTATTTGGTGGTCTATCCCTATTCTGATTACATCTCTGTATCATATGCTCGCGGTATTGCGTACTTTTGACACGCAGAAACGCGAATTTCCCCTTCTTTCTAGGGAATTAGAACGATAGAGCGAAGACACCACACGCTCCACAGTTCTCTTGTTCATATGCAAAGACTCTGCAATATAGCCATCACTCCCGAAGTAGCCTTCTGGGAATGACGCGATGAAAGCTAAAACCATCCGCTCGGCGTGAGATAGGTCTTGCCGTTCAAGGATGTCCGAGTGAATCCAAAGGCCGTTCATGGATGTGGGTCTTCCTTCATTGGATCGCGGCGACCGTGCAGCAACTCGTGCTGATGGTCGATGAAGTCGAGAAGTTCCCGGCGGCGACGCATGATCGTTTCGTAATCATCTTGATTCACGAAACAATAACGATTTACTGCGTACTCAGAAAGCTCGAACACAATAGTGCGAGCGTCTTCAATGTTGAGGCTCATGACGCTGCCTCCTTCCGCTTTGACCGCGCAGATAGCATCAAATCAGCGTGTCTATATGACCATCTCGCAATCGTCTTTCCGTCTGCAACAATGTCAGGGCAGGCCAATATGCCCTGCATTGCAGCCGCTGCAAGATAATCGCGGAGGCTCATCGCGTTAGCCGGACCTCCGTTTTTGATAGTTTTTTTGCTCATATTTCTTTCTTTTTTGGTTAACAGGACAACCACCTAAGCTCCAGCATAGGAACTACTTGCCTCCATAGGCTTGTCCGATAGGACGGCGGTTCTCGTTTCCCTGTTAGCCCTGAACAGACTTCACTTTCCAAATACGGTCGGTTGGGTCAAGATAAATTTCACCCGAAATCATTTCATTCGCTACGCGATTGAGCGTTGCGGTGCTGATTCCTGCTCGCTCGCCATAGCTCTTGCGTCCGATGTAGCCCGTGCTTGCGGCCCGAGCTAGTGCGTATTCATGGACCACAGCACAAGCCTCCTGCGTGATGCGCGGCATTCCTTCGCGCCATTTGTCGCGCCGCACCATGCCCTTCCCAAAACCACTACTGATGCGGGTTCTGGTGAAAATGGGCGCACGAACTCGTTTGTCTGCTGAAGCGTTTAGCTTCGCTTCGTCGCGCTCCATCTGTTCAACGCGGTCGCGCATACGTTCCATGAATCTGACACAGGAGGATATTTGTGATGACATATGTTTCGCCACCTACAATTGCTCACTCATGCGTATTGTCACGCAAAAGATGGCACTCGCAAAACATTCCATCTGTTTGCGTTTTTTTTGCGATTTTTTCTTCAAAAATTCACTATAAGAGGTCTTGGACGGAAAACTTTGGACCGTGCCAAACGCCTTATATGGTGACGCAGAGTTCCATATGAGCTGCAAATGAGACGCAGTATCAACTTAGCATATCCATGCAATTGCTTTGCTTTGTAGGAGTCTGTTTTGTCGCGTCCAATCAGTCGGCGTAGGGAAGCGCGTGAAAGGCTGCATGAAGACACAAAAAAGCCCCGGATTTACCGGGGCTTGTCTCATCTCCTTCGTTTTCGTTTTTGTCGTTTTCTCGGCGGTCGTTCGCCAAGTCCGGCTAACCAGCGAATAACGGCAAGTAAGGCGTCGGAAGTCATTTGCGGAAATCGTATGCGTAATAAGCAACGGCGGCTAGCTCTTCTGAAACGCGGTAGAGGTCGCGCAATTGCGAACGCATCATCTCCCGAGCTTCCTCAAATGCTTCCGGGCCTTGCGGATAATAGTCTCGAGCGTGAAACTCTACTTCTCGCAAGGCTTGAATCGCATTTTCCGCGGCAACGTGCGCCGCTTGGTAGGTTTCGAAAAGCCGCTCCGGGCTTGTCCCGTTTGCGTGAATTGAGGGTAGTTTCATGATTTAAGCCGTTGCAAGCGGGGCAGAAATTACGAAACCGGAATTGTCGCGTTTCGCTTTACCTTTCGCTTTTAGGCCGATAACGGACCAACAAGGATCGAGAAAACGAAGGTCTGAGGTATCTCCGTCAATCACAGGGAAGCCGTGCCAAGTGTGCGGAAGTCCGTCAGAAAAAACGGCGGCGACATTCCCTCCCGCTTCTAAAACGCTTAACGCGTCCCGCTCATTGCATTCCGAACGGCTGAATGTCAGATGATAGTTTGGCGGAAGTTCTCCAGCGGCGAAGCGCAAAGCGCGCCGTGCGTTCTTAGTGTAGTCATAAAACCGAACGTCGGGGAAACGTTGCATGATTTGCAAGCCCTCCCATGGGATGTCAGAAGTGCCGTTTAAACGAACGCAAGGCGTGACTCCGTCACTCCCGCAATCGGCAATGAAAGCTGTGATTTCTGCGAGAAGTTGCGAACGGAAGGCCGCCGGATCATCGAAGAAGAAACGCGCCTTACTGATCCGCGAGTTTTGGACATTCGAGAATGCCCCGCGTCCCGCCGTATAAAGGCAAGCTGCAAGGCATCCCGACGAAGCGTTGGGGCAAAGGTTGCCCCGTCCCGCCACTTTAGCCGGGGCTAGGTAAAGGATAGCCGTACGCCAACCGTACGCTTCCCCTTTGCTTGTCTTAGCGTCACTTCCTACGGAAAGGAGTTTCATTTAACCGCCTCCCGGAGTTCCGCCTTTACCCTACGGGCTACTTCGCCCCGCCAAGTCCCGGCGTTATTTAGGAAATAGAGAATAATGGTCCGTGCATCGTCGTAATAAAACGAATCTCTAACGGTGTTTAAATGGTCCATTGCCTCTAGGTACGGACGGGCCGCAACGTGCACGGGTTGCCAATTGCGGCGGATTTCTGACGCTATTTCGAAGATTTGACGGCTCATGGCTAACGAAGGATTCCGGCGTTGCGAAGGTAGGTTTCAAACTCGGCGAGCAAAACCGTTTTATCCTTCGTTTTGCTCCCGATAGTGGACCGAACGAACGGGGCAACGGAGCCCCGCGAGTGTTTCATTCCTAGGGATTCCAATTTAAGCGCACCTTTCAAGGAAAGGAGGCGGAATCCGTTAATCAACTCCGGCGTGTCTGCGATCATGATGTTTATGTTTTTGGGTTTTTGAACTACCGCCCAACCGAGGCGGAAATTGTGGAGTGCGCTTTCCGCACCTTTTGCCAATAACGGTCCGTTGCGCGTTTGTTTCGCGGTCCATTAGGTCCGCCGTTCCAAATCCTCGCGCGGGTTTCGTCCGTAATAGGGTAGCCGTACCGCGCACCGTAGAAATCCGTATAAATCCGGAACATATCCGCCGCCTTTGTTAAGTCGCGCCTATCTGCTAGGGTATACCGCGTTCCGGCTATCCGGTTTACGTCGCGCACCGTAATTTCCCAAATTTGAGCCGGACCAACGGCCTTTCCGTTATCCCCTACGGCGTTTGGGTTGCCATTGCTTTCTACGGCTACAATTGCGGAAAAGAGAAGAGCGAGGGAAGCAGTCATTTGTGTATGTTTTCCTAAGCCTAGCCCTAGCCCGTAGCGTGTCAACACTCGAAATCGCGAAGCCCGCGCACCCGACTCATCCCCTCTTAGTTAAGAGAGAGATAGAGAGAGGAAAGGAGAGAAGGAAAGAACGGCATACCATAGGGTCATCGTAGGACTAAGTAAGGTCAGAGTTAGGGTCAGCGTACGGGTCAGAGTCAGACACCGCACGGCCGCCGGAATGCATTCCTCTCCTTTAGCAAATGCGCAGTAAATAAGCGTTTGCCAGCACCTTGCCACGCATCGCGCTTGCGCAAGTTAGGCTTTTGCATGGAAAGGTATATGCAATTCAAATCATTTGCATGCAATCTATTTGCATTGCATAGGGGGGGCGGGGGTTGCGCTAGCGTAGTTTATTTTTTTCTGGATTGGTCCGATAGCCAACTTTAAAAAATTTGCAAATGGGGGCCACCGTACTGAGCAAGTGGTGGGAGTAGGTGCAATGTGGTGGGTAGACAAGGTGTGACAGAATGTCTCACTTAGGGATGGTTGGATTTTAAAAAATCTTGCAAATAGGCACTTGACATACCGATATGAGACTCTGTATGGAGTTTGCATGAGCAAGAAGAAGGCAATTGTGAAGAGCGTGGAGGAGGCGCAAGCTACGCTCAATCACAGGTACATAGAGAAGAGGAAGCCTAAGGAGGCGGCGTTAGCCTTGGATATGCTGGCTAATGGGGAAACGTATGCGAAGGTGATGGAGGAGACGGGTATAGGGTTTGTGGCACTATCGGCTTTGAGGGCGCGGCATGAGCGGGCTTTGGAGGTGAGGCGCAAGGAGCTTGCGTTAGATGGCTTTGAGATGGCAGAGAGGATGAGGGCGTTGGTGGCAAAGAAGACAGAGATGTTGATGGAGGATGATGAGGCGTTGATGAAGACGCCACTTAAGGACTTGACGCTAAGCTATGGCATTAGCGTGGACAAGGGCTTGCAGGCTCTTGGGGAGCAGAAGGTGGTGGTGGAGCATAGGACGGGGAAGCCGTCGCTTGCTGATGCTATGAAGGCTATTGAGGAGGCTAGGGCAGCTTTACGGAATGACACCATTGCAATACTCACGACCCCTGTTGAGCGAGTGGGACCAGAAGTTGAAGTGGACGGCGACGATGACGAAGGAGGGGACGATGGAGTGGTGGAGTCCCGAGATCAGGGTTAAGGTGGTGTACCTTCCCGCGCTTTATGAAGATTACATACCAGAAAAACCCCACTAGCTCAGTTGGAGTTATGCTTGGGAAGATGTATGTAAAATCTTCATGGACAAATGTTTCTACCGGAAAGCGTCATGTTAGTCTCTACTGGTATTGGGCTTTGAGCATTGGTCTTTTCCGTGGCTTGCTTATGGTTAGCGGAAAACATAGAGCCGTATGTCGTTAGTCTGGAAGCAGCACCCGATACTTAAGCCTCCTACGATGGAGGAGATGGCGCGGATGGACCCTAAGCAGTTGGTTCAACTATGGGGTGTCTACCATGAGGCCATTGAGAACGCTGAGCGTGATCCCTATCGGTATGGCTTTAAGCTAGCGAATTGGATGGAGGCGGAAGAATTGCTGGCTAAGAAGAACGAGATTCTTGTAAGTGGCGGTAATCGTTCGTCTAAAACGAGTTGGGCTGCTCATGCGGTGGTGAAGGCAGCGATTGAGAACGTGGGGGCGGTTATAATGTGCTTCGCCCAAAATGCTGACGTTTCCATCAGACAGCAGCAGTCCGCGATCTACGATGCGCTTCCCGAGGAGCTTAAGCGCAAAACTCTTGGTACTGAGGAGAATGTCTCCTACACGCGAAAGAATGGCTTTAGCAAGTCGAGCCTCATCCTACCGGGGAGCAAGAGCCACATCATCTTCAAGACCTACTCCCAGTTCTTAAATAACGACACCATCCTTGAGGGTGCGGAGTTGGGTAGCCGGGAGGCCAAGTGGATTAACATTGGTACATGGTGCGACGAGTACCTAATTGGCCCTGAGCTTCTGGCTACGCTGAGGTTCCGTCTGGCTACGCGCAACGCCAAGATGATTGTGACGTTCACCCCTATTGATGGGTACACGGAAGTGGTTCGTGACTATCTAGAGGGTGCGCGGACGCTGGTGTACAAGGAGGCCGAGCTACTGAATCATCGGAAGGTTCCGTTCCTACAGGAGAGCAAGAACCGCAATGCGGGCATCATCTACTTCCATTCCCGCGACAATCCCTTTGGCGGGTACGAGCGTATTGCTGAGGATCTAAAGAATCGTCCTGAGGACGAGATTCTATGCCGTGCCTACGGCGTTCCGACGAAGAGCAAGAGTACCCAGTTCCCCAACTTCTCGGTAGAGGTGAACGTCGTTAAGCATGAGTCCATCCCGACCAAGGGACTCACACGCTACATGGTCCTTGATCCGGCAGGTCGAAAGAACTGGTTCATGGCTTGGATCGGCGTTGATGAGGCCGGAACATTTTGGGTCTATAGAGAATGGCCCGATGTAAACGTGGGAGATTGGGCTAAATGGCATGGCGGCAAGTGGATCGGCGGAGAAGGGTCCAAGGGGTTGGGTTATGGCATCAGGGACTATGTGGAGCTTATCGGCAATATGGAAGAAGGGGAAACCATCTTTGAACGGCTGATTGACCCTCGGCTTGGTGCGGCCAAGTACCAGACGCAGAATGGGGCTTCGTCCATCATAGAGGATCTGGCTGATGCTGGGCTTACCTTTGTCCCGGCTCCCGGCTTGGACATTGAGGATGGGCTACAGGCGTTGCAGACCAAGATGGCCTACAATCGCAGGGTGCCCATGGATAGCGTCAACCGCCCACACTTCTACATTTCTGATCGGTGCCAAAACATCATTGCCGCGCTACAGGAGTACACGGCGGATGGTGGGCCGGATGAAGCGCACAAAGATCCTATCGACGTGCTGCGGTATGCGGCGATTGATGGCATCCGCTACGTTGACGATAAAGCATTTAACAAGTCTCGAAGAACTACAGGAGGATACTAATGGAACCTATCAATACCCCCATCATTGCTTTGGCCGACAAGCTGGGCAAGACCGTCAACGATTTGTTGGCTATTAAGAACACGAAGCTGACCAAGGGCCAGCACTACACGGGCTATGGAAAGAACACCTACTTTACCCCCGAGGGTGTGGCCGAGGTAGAGCTTGCGCTAGAAGTGCCGCTGGCTGTGCCTAACAAGCTGAACGGTGTGGTGCTGCACCCAGCCCGTAACCCCGACTGGGTGATGGTAAAGCTGGAGCATAAGGACGGGAAGATCCCGGTGAAGATCGGGCGGAAATACCGTGGTAAACTTATCGGCAAGCGCATCGTCATTGACGCAATCACAGACGCAAGCGGATCAACTACTTACCGTCATGCAGAACTCCGAGGATGACCCAACATCTAATCGCGAGTGGCTGAATGAACAAGTGGACCGTCTGCTTGGGTTTGAGATATTGCATCGAACCCTACACGCCCAGTATCAACCAATCGAACCAACTGCTCTCTCCGACAAAACCGGACTAGACCGTAATGCGGCTAAGCGGATTGTAACTCACCTTAGATCCATTCTGAAATGATTAACGAAGATAACGCCGAAGCCCTGACCTACGTTCAGAATACCCCGAACGTCAAAGCACTTGTCGATGCGTTCGACCGCACGGCGAACGATTTGGAGTTCTACTTTGACCAATGCCGCGACAGCTATGACTATCGCCGCAACATCTGGCCGGGCAAGTCGGACGATCTTCGTAAGCATGGGCCTGATGCGTTTCCGTGGGATGGTGCCGCCGACAACGAGGCGCACGTCATCAATGAGCGCGTCAATCGCTACGTTGCTATTTTCATGGCCGCTCTTACGCGAGCCAACATCCGTGCGTATCCCGTAGAGGCTGGCGATCTTGGTCGCGCCCGCACGGTGAGCGCGTTCCTAAAGTGGATGGTGGCCTCCTACATTCCGCAGTTTAAACGGCAGATGGAGCTTGGTGCCAACTACCTACTGGAGCGCGGACTGATGGTGACTTACGTTGGCTGGCAGCGGGAAGACCGCACGTTCAAGCAAACCCTATCGCTTGACCAGTTGATGGCTATCAGCCCCGACGTGGTGAAAATGATTCTGGAGAAGCAGAACGACGCGCAGATGATTGCGCTGCTCCAAGCTCAGTTTAATGGAATCCCCGAAAAGAAAGCTAAGCGTATCCTTAATGACCTACGCAAAACTGGTACGGCTGAATTTCCGGTGGTTAGGCGTAGCGTTGATCGTCCTTGGGTGCAAGCAGTTGCGCCGGATGGCGACGTTCTTTTCCCGGCCTATGCCACCGATCCTCAACGCGCTCCTTATTGCTTCTGGCGTGTGCTAATGACTGCGCAGGAACTGCGTAACAAGATTAGCAGCAACGGCTGGGATAAGGACTGGGTGGAGTACGTTATCGAAAACTGCAAAGAAGCGGGAGACCCCCTCCGACTTGAACGGCGCAACCAGTTCACTTACACCACCGTGACGTACGATGCGTCGGAGTTGTATGAGGTCATCTATGGCTATCAGCGACTGATTGACGAAGAGGACAACTCGGAGGGGATCTACTGCACGGTGTTCCATCGTGAAGTGTATGGCAAGCAGGAAGTTCCTGACTATGCAAAGTTTGAACTGATGAACGGGTACGAAGACTATCCGTTTGTCGTTACCAAGCTGTCCGAAGACAACAAGCGTCTCTACGATATTCAGTCGGTGCCGGAGATGCTGAAGGGCATCCAATGGCAGGTGAAGACCGAACGCGATAGCCGCATCGACCGCAACAGTTTGGCTACGATGCCGCCCATCATGCACCCTGTGGGCAACGCTCCGTCCGACTGGGGTCCGGGTCGCTATGTTCCCTATCGCCGCGCTGGCGAGTTCCAGTTTGGTCCGGTGCCGCAATACAACCCCGGCTCGATGGAAATGGAGCAGACCCAGCTTGCTCAGGCCGACAAGATTATTGGCCTCGATATTAACAACCCGCTGTCCCAGATCCAGCAGCAGTACTTTGTAGACAAGTTCCTCACGCACGTCCGCGACGTGTTGCGCCTAGCCTACAAGTGCTTCCAGCGGTTTGGCCCCGATCAAGTGTTCTTCCGCGTTACGGGTGTTTCTGATCCTCAGCGTTATAGCAAGGGCGACCCGAATGAAAACTTTGACATTATTATTAACTATGATGTCATGCAAAATGATCCCGATAACATTGAAGCACAGATTACGCAGTTTTCTACGCTACTTCAGTTGGACCGGAATGGCCGCATGGACGTGGACATGCTTCTCGAATTGGCCGCGAGTGCCATCAATCCGGTTGTTGCTGACTCCATTCTCCGCCCTGCTGGGCAGGCGACGGACCAAATCACGAAGCAAGTCACGGACGACCTCTCCAAGATTTACGCAGGCATCGAAGTTGGTGCGCGTCCGAACGGTGCGCAAATTGCGATGCAGGTGATTCAGTCTTATGTCCAGCAGCCTGACGTTGCCCAGCGTCTACAGAACGATCAGGCGTTCCAAGCCCGCTTCCAGAAGTACGTCCAGCAATATCAGTTCCAGATGACACAGCAGCAGAACGCCCAGATTGGGCGCATTGGTACTGCTCCTGCCGCGATGGGTCAGACTAATACTCAGAGCATGCAGCAGACTCCGACTGCCTAATGAACAAGACCGATAACCTCGATTCGCTCATTCACATCGACGCCTATGTCGATTTCCTTCAGGGGATTTACGCTATCCGTGAATCCCTGATTCAGCAGATGCACGATGTCCCATCTGAGCGCATCCAGCAGATTAGCGGACGTATCCTTCAATGCGACGACATCTTGTCCATGGGTGGGTACGATAGGGTTGTTTCTCGTAGAGGTAATGTCTGACATATTGGACGCTACTTATTGTAGCGTCAGTTATGTCTGACGCAAAAAGCGAGGCGCGCGCGGCGCGGCCACATATTTGTGGATAACAATTCTATGCCATTCCCAACAGAAGGCTTAAAGGGAAACAGTTAATTCCCAAATGGAAACTACTG